AACAGCATCATTCGGTTCATCGAAACAGATTGCACAAATCTCCTTTTTATAGTTTTCAATGCGCTGCTTGATACTCTCAATCTGCTCCTTGAGGCCATTGATTTTACCTTGTAGATTTGCCAGTGCCTGCTCCTTCACCTGTGGCGATACATACTCCTCCTCAGACTTGAAGATATAGAGGCGCTCGAGACGCTTGAGTTCCTTCTGACGATGCTCTGTAACAGCCTTAATGAGATTCATCGGCGAATCTGATGGAACACCGAGGGCAGTGAGTGCCGACGTGATATCTCCTGCATTCAGAAGATTCTGTATATTTACAGGAATTGCACTTGATAAAATTCTCTGTGCAACAGTCGGCTCACAGAGAATAGTCTCTGTAAACAGTGGAGGAAGTGAAATGGATTCCTGAATAAAGGAGTCACGGCATTTGAGTACAACGTGTGAACGAAACGGATGATGATTTCGTAGATAGTCACGCAGATAGAGTCCTGAACGCGATGCATAACGCGAAAAATATCCACGCCCTGTGACAATCGCCTCGGCAAACTGTGCCTGAAAGGATGGATCGTATTGAGTAAACTCTGGGCGCTGCATAATACGCTGTACATGAGCATTTGATAACCAAACTCGTTCATTCTCAAAGACTAAATTTGGCCAGGTTGCTGAAATAAACCAGACAAAATTCCCTTGAGGAAAGGTGTGTGTACTCGGAACATAGATACTATCGGCTTCATCCATATAAATTCGAGAAAAATAGACTTTAGTATGCACCTCCTCTAGAAGTTTGCCCAGCAAGGTATTGCTGACAAGAACAAAATGCGACTCCATCATTTTCTTTACTAAAGTCTTTGAGTCAAGTGAGCGTTTACTGCGTATATAAAAAGCCTCAAGCGTTGTCTGCTTTCTAATGTAGTCTTCCCACTGTCTGAACAGTGTATGCGGTACAACAAGAAGTGCAGGTGAATTGGATAAATCACTATACACGGTTGTTTTAAGACTATAGAGATTAGGCTTTGATTCATTATTTAGAGATTTATAAGAGACTGGAGGTGCACTATTCAGTTTACTTGCAATATGACCGAGAACCATAAGAGACTTACCTACACCCACTGAATCACCGAGAATCGCATAGCGACTAAAGAGTGTTTCACCTGAGATATCAAGTCCTTTTTGCAGGGACGTTTCAAGAGTATTCATTTGATAAATAATTGCACGCTGATGAGCGCGAAGGGAGACACGTATACTTGATGGTTGATCAATCATATGTGACTCTGAAGTACATCCATTTACAAATGGTCTATTATATAGATCTGTAAAAACATCTGCGTTATGAATCATTCAACTAAAGAGCGTGTTATATGTAACTTTAGGCATTCGCAAAAAAAGTGCGCACTTCAGGATCCTTAATAAAATCTTTAAGTTTATATGTAGTCTTTGCAATAAATGGATTCTTTCCAACTTCATCACGCATTTTCTTCTTATCAAATGTATTTTCACTGTGGCTCATGACAAGCATCACCTTGAAGGGGTCGAGTTGAATCATCTTATGCTTATAGCCTTCAAGAAAGGACTGCTCCTCTGCATGTGTAACAGTATCATCATAACGATGAGTATTTGAATATGACTTTCGCCACGCCATTGTGCCATTTGTAGCGTGGTTCGGATTATACGGACCGAGTTTATAAATCTCTTTGATATCTGAATAATACATATAGACTTCTGAACTGCCTGCAAGTTGAATATCCTTACTATTTGAAAAACGGGCAACTACATGACTTACGCGCTCAGGCGGATAGTAATCATCGTCATCCATGGCGACAATAATGGAACCAATTGCCTCGTCGTTAAGTCGATTCCTCTTTTCACCAATTGTGAGTTTCTCATCAAGAGGAATATAGCGAATATTAGGAATTCTCTTAGCAGCCTCGCTAATGAGATCCTCTACCTTATCCTGTCCATCATCCAGAATAATCCACTCCATATTCTCCTTCTTGTATGTCTGAGCATCATAGCATTGAATGAGGTATGGAATAAAACGTCTTCTATTGTAAGTCGGTGTAATCACACTTACAATAATAGGGGCCATTTCTACTAAATATTCGCCATTCGGGTTTAACCTATCGATTTTTGCGCAGCAATGATCGCCTCTGCAGCAGCAGTGTAATCTTCTTTAGCCTTTTGAATTAAAGGAAGATCTTTGTACCAGATGAGTTGTTCAAAAAAGGAGTCCTTTTTCACTTCATCAGGATTGTAGGGATAGACTGGAAATAGATAGGAGCCCATAAAGGGCGGATGATTGGTATAGGAGCGATAGAGATAATAAGGTAGTACTAGAAACCATAAGAGAACAGCATAGATAAAATAGAGAATGCGAATCGACATTGGGCGAACAAGTGAATCACTCGCAACTAATGAGCCAGTGTAGAGTCCAATCACTAGATAGAGCATTGTAAAAAGTCCCGAAATCGTCTGATCCCATATTTTCTGCTTCACACGATCACCGCTGAACTGCGATTCCTCTAGTTTCTCCTTTTCGGCTTTAGCAGCGGCGGCCTGCGCCATGAGTTCATTTAAATTACTGCCACTGGATGCCTGACTTGCAGCGGCCTTTTGTTGAATCTCTTGAATGGCCGCAGGCTCATTAAGAATTGAACTGGCACTGTTCACAATGGTGCCAATTTGTGTCTGGAGAATAGACAAAGGAGACGTTACATTCTTGGTATACCAGAGTTGATTTTGGTCGAGCACCTTTTGAAACTGCGCGGCCTTATCTGCGGAGACAAGGTTTTGATTTTGAAGTTGTAGAAGTGTATAGTTCCAGAGTTTTAGCGAATTATAGAATACAATTCGAATCTTATCAGCATTTATCTGTGCAGTCATTGAATCCATTGTGATTTGACTCTGTGCATCAATAGAATCTGAAAGGGCACTCGGATTCTGCTTCAACCATGTCATCCCTGTGTCTACGACCCCCTGCATAAGCGTGGCTCCATCAGGTGTGATAGTACCTGATGCAGAATCAGTTTGAATATTTGTCTGTAACTGTGTAAGCGTCTCTCTGTAGGTATCGCGAGTCTTTGCAGCATCTTTTTGGTCGGCCGCCTTTTGACGCCGAACATCGGGGTTATACGTAAGATTATCGAACAATTGACTTGCTCCTTGCCCCATCCTATTTATAGAGCATACTTCAGTCCACCCATACCTGACGCGAACTCTACAAAGTTGATGGATTCAACATAGATGGTCAAATCATAAACATAGGTTGTAGTTGGAGGTAGTGTATACGGATTGACCTCCACTTGGAAGACACGAATACGACTGGCATTCAGAGAGCCTGAAGGCTGATGATCTGGGCTGTGAAGACAGAAACTGTAAATGGGGAGTATTTCACCAGGGTCACCGCTCGTATACTTGTAAGGGACGACCTTTGTAAAGTAATCAATCGGTTTCATCTCCTGAATTTCATTGCCGTCGCAGAGAACTCGTAGACTCTGTAGGATCTGTAGTTGTGCAAATTGAATCAGTACACCTGATGAGAAGGCTTGTGTAAGTAGGGGAACTGTTCCAGGTGGAGGTAGATATGGTGTTGAAGGGTAGTTCCACCAATTGGTCCAGTTAGTGAAGTCATTACGATATTGCATCGTATCTGAACGACGATTTATAAAGAGAAGACGTTCAACAGGATTATGCGTTTCAAGATCTAGAATCTGACGTGTATAGAGGGCAGGAAAGGGATACCAACTGACTTGATGTAATAGATAGGAGAGTGGGGTTGATGCGAAGAGATTTCGCTCTTGTTCAGGTAGATAGATATAGGTTGTCTCAATTGTAGGCTGTAGATTCCATGTATTAAGGGCGGGTACAACTGCACCAATATCCGTTAAGAAGGCATTGAGTTGTCCACTAAGGTCCACAATTGTTGTGTAATCCGGAAGATTTGAGCGCAGATTCACGACGGAAGCAGTTGTCTGAACTCCAGGAGCCACGCGGAATCCTGAAGCATCAAGAACAGTATAGAGTTGATTGATTGGGTTGAGTGTTAACTGAACTTCGCATTCATGGTACTGAAGTCCTACAAGTGGAAGCGCAGAGCCTGTTGCCTGTGTAAACCAGAATGGGAGCGGAACACGAATTGTCTGTCCAAAGAGTGATGGGCGATTCAATTGTGAGCCGAGAGGACGACTTGTGTCGCGAATTACACTCGGATAGCCTGTCTGATTTGTGCCGCCTGCATAAATGCCATTCCCTGGATCGACAAGTTCTGCGACATTCCCCACCAGCCGTTCCCATTTGTAGAATTCATCTGTTTGGCTATCAGCAAGAGCCTTTGCAAGTAGATAGGTACCATCAAACTCCTGAATTTTCTGGCCACCAATGAACACGGCGGCATTTTGAATGAGAGCACATCCAATGTATTTTGACCACTGAAACTCATATTGAAAATTTCGCACTTGCGGAGAGATATATTTGCTATAGATGTCAGGAAGTTGAAACGAGAAATAGAGGTCACTCACTAAATCGGCAACACGAGGAATTTTGAAACGTACTTTAATCGGCTGATCAAAAAAGAGTTGATCGGGACCATCCATTTGCGCAGAGACACTCTCCATTGAAAAGTGTGAATAGCGGCGAAAGACCTTATAAAAGTAGGTCATATCCGGATTTCCACTTAGAATTACATTTTGAGAGCCATAGGCTACAAGTGCTAATAGACCGCCTCCAGTCATTGCTTACCCTTCTATTTCGTGAGGCTTTAATATCGGGATTCTGAATCCCACTAGTAAAGTCTTTAAGATACACTATATTTAGCTTGTATACCAGGAATCAACCATGGCGTTCTGCAGATAGGAGCCTGCTGACTGTGTGCTGGGCATGTCAATTGTTGAACTCGGTCCCTGGTTAGCATTCGCCTGGATTTCAGCAAAGGAGAGGGCATATCTGTAGTGGTAGAAACGGCTGAGTTGACCGGCCATTGTGCCTGTCACCTTAT